AGAATAGACAAGATTACGTTAGAAAGCTACCAACGGCTTCTCAATATCTTTTAGACCAATATAGAGTTCAATATTTCTAATGAAATACAACAAAAATGAAATTATTGGTCGAATGCGTGATCGGATTACCATCCAAAATGTCACGCGTTCAAAATCAGATACAGGCTTTGCCCAGGAGTCATGGGCAGATAGTGCCATAGTTTGGGCGAATGCCGAAAGCAAGTTACCTCCATCAAATGAAACGGTAATTGATGGAAAGAATACTGCTAAAAATATAAGCGACTTTACTATAAGATATACGACAGGCATAGACGAAGAAAGTCGTATTATATGGAATGATAAACTATATCAAGTTAGAAATATAAAGGTAAGTCACGATAGAAGATTTATAAGTTTTCAAGGCGAATTCTACGACTCCTACATACTTACCGGTGTTACCGTTGCTGCCATCCTTTCAGCCAATGCAAGCCTATCTTCTAATGTGAAGGTGATACATAATGTGCTTGCGGCTATGAATGCCATAGCAACTACGAACGCTGAAATAGTTGTTAGCCAACAAGGTCAAGTATTACTTGACTCTTCCCTCTCCGCATCTGGCAATATTTCTGCTGATGCTACAAAAGTGATAAAAATTAATAGCGATGTTACTGCAAATGGCACTTTAGCTGCTGCGATGACAAAAGCTATAAATATAGATAGCACACTAAGTGCAAATGCTACTTTAGTTGGTGATGCTTTGGTGAGCAAAACTTTATCAAGTACATTAAATGCAAATGCTACGACATCGGCTGCGGTTGATGTTGTGACGCAAGGTTTAGTAAGTTTGGATGCAGCTTTAACAGGATTAGGCACTGTTTCTGCTGATATTTATCGTACAGTTACATTAGAAAGTAGTTCAAGCACAAGTGCAACAACAGAATTAAACGCTACACTTACTAAAGTAATTGAGGCATCTATGAATGCTGCTGCAATTACTGAAAGTGCGGCACAGTTGACAATTGCCGTTAATGCTGAAACTAATGCGATTGCTACAACATCAGCAGATGCTACGCTATCATATACAGTCAATGCTGAGTTAAACGCAACGGCACAAACAACGGTTGATGCACAGATAACGAGGATTATTTCTGCAGACATGACTGCAACGGCACAGACAAGTGTTGAGGCTGGCATTGGTGTTACTTTTGTTTCATCGCTAATGGCTGCTGGTTCTGTAACAAATGCTGAATTGTTTAGAACGGCAACGCTTGAAAGTTCTTTAACTGCAAACGGCACAACGACATCAGCAATAACAACGGCTAAGAATATTGCGGCAAGTGTAAGCGGAGCGGCAACCGTGACGAGTGCGACATTAACTGCGGCTGCACCTACTGTATCCGTTGATTACCTTGTAGTTGCTGGTGGTGCAAGTGGTGCTGCTGGTGGTGTAGGTGGTGGCGGTGGTGGTGCTGGTGGAATGAGATGTACGGTTACTGGAACTGGTGGTAGTGGTTCATTAGAAACTGCTTTAAATTTATCTAAAAATACAAATATTCTTGTTACTGTTGGCGGTGGTGGTGCTGGTGTTACTGCTGCAATGGGAAGTAATGGAAGTAATTCACAATTTGATTCAATTATAAGTACAGGCGGTGGCGGTGGTTCAAATGGAACTGGTACTGGTGTCGCTGGTAAAGATGGAGGTTCTGGCGGTGGCGGTGCTGGTAGAACTGCGGCAGCAACTGGCGGTTTAGCAAGTCCGTCGGGTCAAGGTTTTTCTGGTGGTGCTGGTGATGGTAATGCTGGTTCAGATGGCGCTGGTGGTGGCGGTGGTGCAAGTCAAGTTGGAACAAAAGGAACTAATCCAAATGGTGGCGCTGGTGGAAATGGTAGAGCAACAAGTATATCTGGTGCATCAGTTACATACTCTGGTGGCGGTGGCGGTGGTACAGGTTCTGGAACTGGTGGCGGTGCTGGTGGTTCTGGAGGAGGTGGAACGGGTGGTTCAACATCTATTCCTCGTGGAACAGGCGGTACTGAAAATACTGGCGGCGGTGGCGGTGGTTCAAGAGATAGCGCACAAGCGACATTTAACGGAGGTTCTGGAATTGTAATTATTTCATACCCTGATACAAATGGCAATGTTGTTGTACCCGTTGGATTGTATTATAAGCAAAATGGTACTGGCAATTCAGTTCAAGGAACTGGAGTTGCAGTAACTCCAACAAATACGACTGGAGGCAAAAAGATATATGAATTTTTACAAGGTTCGGGTAATATTCAAATTCAATAAAATGGGACATTATGCACTTTTAAATAATGACAATTTTGTTATTCAAGTTATCACAGGAGGTGGCGATAGTGATGATATAATGTTTGAATCATTATACGGAGATTTGCATAATTGTATTGCTAAAAGAACATCTTATAACACGCGTGGCGGTGTTCATTATGAAAAAAATAGTAGTACACCTTCTATAAGCCAAAGCAAGGCTTTTAGAAAAAACTATGCTGGAATAGGATATTATTACGATAGCATTAGGGATGCTTTTATTCCACCTAAACCTTTTCCTTCATGGACATTGAACGAACAAAGTTGCCTTTGGCAATCACCAATACCTTATCCAAATGATGGCAAAATGTATCAATGGAATGAGGAAATAAGCAACTGGGAAGAAATAAACCTAACACGATGAAAATAGCCATTTTTACTAACATCAACTCTCCAGCTACCGACTTCTACCGGACAGTTGGCTGCTATGCCTACATGGGGCATGATATAAGATACCTTGCCATTGAATCGGCAAAGTGGTATGATTTAATGGATGTTGATGTTGTGGTGGCTAAGTCTCCGAATGGCATGCCTTACTTTGAGATGCTAAGAGAGTGTAAGAGGATGGGTAAGAAGATTATTATTGACCATGACGATAATCTGCACGAAACAACACGCACTAACCCGGCACACATTGGACTAAGCCATGAGGCAATGCGTAAAACGGTGGAGGATTGCTTTGGCTTTGCTAACCACATTATTTATTCTACTCATGCCTTGCAAAAGTATTATATGCCATATCACGAAGGCATTGCAAGCACAGTTATAAATAATGGATGGAATCCAATTATTCAACCATTTATGCCAGTGCCTAAGATAGAAGATAAGATAAGATTTATTTGGAGAGGTTCAATGCATCACTTGGATGACATAGGTAGCATAGCACGTTATATTAATACGTTAGCGGAAGATGAAAGCTGCGATGTTGCCATGCTTGGTATTCAAGATTTTATTATGGCTCATTTGTTTCCAAAGGTAAAAACAAAGGAATGGAATAGTAGTCTATTTGGCTACTTTGAAACATTAAATAATAGCCAATGTCACTACGGCTTATTTCCGTTACTCAAAAACGATTTTAACTTTGCAAAGAGCAATATATTTGCCATTGAGATGTTAGTCGCTGGCGGTGTAACAATTGCGCCAAAAGGAATACCAGAGTACAACATACCAGGTGTAATAAAGTATGACAAGTTTGGTGATGTAATGGAGGCAGTAAAAAACAAAGACTTTGACAGAGAGGCGATAGTGAAGGAGGGAAGGGAATATTTAAACGATGTGCTTAGAGTGGATAAGCAGAACAAAAAAAGAGAACTAATTTTAAATAATTTAAACTAATAAACTATGGCGGCTTTTTCAAATTATTTGGAAGACCAAATAACAGGATGGATTGCAGGTACTGCTTTTGCAACTGCTCCGACTGCTACATTTGTACAATTGTATAATGGTGATCCAACAGACGCAGGATCCGGTGGTACTGCTCTTTTTACAAGATACCAAGTTGCATCTGGTGCAGGTTCTTGGACAAGAGGTACAGGTGGAAATGGTACAATTACGAATGCATCTGCTTTTACTATTACATCAAGTGCAACAGCTACTGCATCTGCTACTCACGTTGCGGTATTTGATGCATCTGCAGCTGGTAATTTACTATTTTATGGTGCTTTGACAACTGCTAAAACAATTGCATCTGGTGATGAGGTTAAATTTAACACAAGTGCTTTAACGCTAACAGTTGCTTAAATAATAGGAGAATGCTTATGTGTTCTCCTATTTAAATTTTTACAATGACTTATATCACGCAGAGCCAAATATCAAGGTTAAAAAGAGCAAGTGGAACAGGTGCTAAGACAAGAGGTATTTTTGCTAATGGCTTAGCTGAAACTGTTATAGAACTTAATGATATATTAAGTAAAATAACCATTGATAAAAGGATGGATGTTATTAATGCTGGAATGCCTGCTGCAATAAATGTATATAAGTCTCTCATTCCTATATCTAAAAAAGAACATAAAATAAGTACGTTTGCTAAAGGTGTAGGAAAGTCTGGAGGTAATGCTGATTATAGATATATAGTTAAGCCTGGTAACCTTCAAAGATCAATAAAAGGTTTAAGCCAATTATTAAAAAAATACAAGTGGAATAGTGGAGCAATTGGTCCTCATTATTTAGCACAACCAATAGGTTCTACTTTAAATAGTGAACAAAAATACGATGGCTTTTACGCTCACATGGTTTACGGCTCTGCCAAAGCATGGAGGCAAAAAATAGTTTTAAAAGCAAAAAATATGTCTGCATCTGTTGTTTATCCTAAGATGGTAGCAGAGGCAAAAGAAGTAGTTAAGATGTATCCTAAAAAGTTTTGGGAATGATAGGAAAAGTAATATATGGAAGGTTAAGCGCAGAGCCGACAGTTATAGCGATTGTTGGGCAAAAGATATATCCTGATTTAACACCTCAGGATGTGCAATATCCTTTCTGTGTTTACACTATTGTTAATTCTACTCCAGTTGATTACAAGGATGGACAAAGTAATTTGGAGGAGGTGCAATTTCAAATAGATTGCTATACTCAAAGCTATGATACTACGCAAGAACTCGCAAACAACATAAGAAATAGCCTTGATAGATTTGTAGGGACTGTAAATGGAGTAAGTGCAAACCATTAAATATATGTCCAGCGATTCACAAGTATACAATCCTACGTTAAATGTATATTGGATGTCAGTTGATTTTATGGCAAGAATGAAAAGATAATTATGAAACTAAGATTAATAAAACCGTGGAACGGTAAGCCAGTAGGCGCAACAGGCGTATTCCTTTCCGACTTTGGCAAGCAACTTGTAGCGGATGGCATTGCTGAGCATCTTGATGATGATTTTGTAGTAGAGCAAATGCCTGAAAAGAAAAAACAAGAACCACCTCAACCTATTTATGTTCCAGTGCCTATGCCTATGGAATATTTCCAGGATGAGAATGAATTGGAAAAAATTGATGTTAATATAGATTTGTCAAAAGCTAAAAAATAATAAAATGGCAACAACTGGAATTATTAACGGTACGTTGATGCGACTATACAAAGATAGTACTGCTATCGGATATGCCACATCCTGCCAAATGAACATCACTGCTGCTATGCGTGAAATCTTAACCAAAGATAGCGCAAGCGGTGGATGGA